CTCAGGCATTGTATAGGCCTACATCTGCGAAGTTAAGTCATAGTGGCAACGACTGTTTAATTTTTTACTTGAATTATATAGTGTTTTACTGTATAATTGATATTTATAAGGGTGGAAAGCGGATGCAATTCACGGCACGCTTCCTTAATTGTGGCGAATAACTTATCCGAGCCACAGCCCAAAGCCCTCATAAACAAAAGTTCAGACAGTTCTAGACTGGCCGGATTAGCAACTGTGCGTAGATAACCCACGACTAGTAGTGCTCGGCCGAGCACCGAAAGCGTCCATGCTACGACATTGTTAATAGTTTGCTGAACTTTTCTTTATGGGTGTTATGTGTTCCCCGCCCATGATAGGGAGTAACAACTTAATTGCAGGCGAAATCACTACCTGTAGCCCACCGTAATCTTTGCTCGATTCGTCTATCGGTTAGGACACCAGCCTTTCACGTTGGTAAGACCGGTTCGATTCCGGTATCGAGTACCAAATTTCTATGTTGTTCTAGTTTGCTAGAGCACTTAGACACCCAAGATCAGACCAACAGTTAGTAATGATAGATTATTTATAATCCGTCGAAACCTGCGGTGGCGTAACAACTGACTGAACTAGGCTGTCGCCTTGACCTAGTTCCTATTATTTAGTGTTATCAGGGTATCGTCATAGGACGCTATGACTATGCGGGCCTAACTGTGCGAGGAACAGGTCCTAATATAACTGCTAGTCGCTTGCCAGAGGAAGCACCTTTGTTGGCAAATTGGCACGATAGCACTAAATAATGGTAGAGAGTTAATGTTAAAAATGGGTACTCAAAATATCCGTTCTTGAAGGTTCAATTCCTTTAATTTGTAGTCAGGTGAGAAGCGTGGGCAAAGGTTAGAGATCAACTAACCGCTACAGATAATATGGTTATTAAGTAATAAAAACATAGACTCGCCATATATTAGCATTCTGTAATTCAAGAGGCAGAGAAGCCCTTTAATATGGGGTGTCGTGTAGATTTCAAGTATCTACCAGAGTGCTAATATATGGGAGAGTACGGGTGATATGTAAGGGTTTCTCTAAGCCCTGATGATTGGAATTCCTAAGTTAGCCAACAACTAACCCCATAACTTATCCTTCTGATGAGCTTGTGAAATTCAAGCGAAACTCTAACACAACCCGCTAGGGTCTTACCCTTTCAACCTAGTTTGAGGCGTTACGAGTCAAGGAATAAAAAAGATAGCCGTGTTGCCACTTATAGTATTGCGTCGCCGCTGGAACTAATTCCTCTTAGCCCTGTAAGGTTTGCCCTTACAGGGCTTTGCTTTCACTAAAATATGTTACCATAAAAATTTTAGCTGTTGACATAAGATGCCATAACTGGTATAATAAGGCAAAATAAAGGTCTACCAATGAGTTCTTCTTATACCTATGTCAAAGAGTTAGAGTTATTAATTTTGGATAAATTACTTCCTGTTTATGAAAAGCACCAGAAGTCTCAAGGAGTAATAAGCCCCTTTCAGGGTATTAATCAAGATTTATTATCTCAGATAAAAGCAAAGAAAAAACTCCCTGCGCTCCTTAGGGCTAAGGAAAAACACACTTGACCTGGCCAGAGAATTCAAGTATAATTACTTATTGCGCGGAATTTGGCGTTGTCCGCGTTTATTTAAATTAATCATAACTGTCTACAATTCATCATCGAAGCACGGCTCTGCACAGCCACGCAGGACAGACTGAATGTAGTATAATAAGTCTTTTTGCAGAAAGCATATACGGTAGTCTCTTTTACAAGAGATTACTATAGTATTTAAGGTAAGTACTATACTAATCTTTATAATAACATGATAACACCTACAACAATACCAGCAATACCAGCAATAACTCCTGAAGAGCTAAAAGCCCTCTGGCCAGACCATCCAGCACATAGTACGGATACCGCAACAACAGAAACATTTACTGACCCTAAATCGTGGCCGTTTCCAGAAATAGACCATGACTGGAACCGCTTAGCAATAGACCTAAACACTCTTCCTCAAGACTCAACCCTTCAAGTCTTAGATGAACGTGCAAAAAATTACGGTAAGTTCTCAGGTATTGGACAACTTACGCAGACGTTTAAAGAGATTATGCGCCAAGCCCCCTCATGGGAAGGGATGCAGCCAGATCAAAAGGAGAGCCTGGAGATGATAGTGCATAAGCTGGCGCGAATTCTTAACGGAAACCCTGACTACGCAGATAGCTGGGTTGATATTGCTGGTTACGCACGCCTAGTATCAGAACGTCTAGAAACAGGATTAGAAAGATAAACTTGATTTAGTAGTTAAATCTATTTATAATAGTGGCTATGTTTAATCAAAATCAAAAACGCGTTGGCTTTGCGTGTAAAATTCAAAGCCAAGAATCTACAGATTTAGCCAGTTGTAAGACCAAAGGTACTACAATTACATGGCTAAATAGCCAAACTAAACAAGCAGCCGCAGAGCGACTGTGGACCTTAATGCAAACTAATATAGCAGCCCTTAGTGCACAAGCAGATTGGGTAGCACAGCAACCACCAGGTTTGCGAATGTTTCGCCTAAGCAGCGACTTACTAACTGCATACTCTCACGATGACTGGATGTGGTTTTACTTTCAATCAGATGTAGTAGACTTCTTAGAACGGAATCTACTAAAAATCGGTGATAAGTTCCGTGCAGCAGATGTACGTGTTAGCTTTCATCCAGGTCAGTTCTGTGTCTTAGCATCAGATAATCCAGGTGTAGTTGAAAATTCAATTACCGAGTTCGAGTACCATGCCGACCTTATCAGGTACATGGGCTATGGTAAAAAGTTTCAAGACTTTAAATGTAATGTACACATTGGCGGTAAACAAGGCCCCAAAGGTATTATCTCAGCCCTACAACGACTAACACCCGAGGCCCGTAATTGTTTAACTATTGAGAACGCAGAGTTTACCTGGGGTTTAGATGCCTCATTAGAACTAGTAGACCACTGTGCCTTAGTCCTAGACATTCATCACCACTGGATTCATTCAGGAGAGTATATTAACCCAGAGGATAGTCGTGTTAAACGAATTCAAGAATCTTGGCGCGGTGTCAGACCAGTTATCCACTATTCAGTTAGTAGGGAGGACGTACTCCCAGATCATTGTGGACGAACACGGCCTGACCTCCGAGAGCTTAAATCAATGGGATTTACAGCAGCTAAACTCCGAGCACACTCAGAGTTCTACTGGAATCAAGATGTAAATCAGTGGGCTACCACTTTCCTAGACCACGCCGACATTATGTGCGAGTCTAAGCAGAAAAATACTGCCTCTGAACAGTTTGCCAAAGAAGTAGGTCATGTATAATATACTACAAGTTATAGTGGGTATTTATTTATTTGAAATACTTACAGCTATAGTAATAGCTATATGGTTTCATTATAGGGGTTATTAGTATGATACACGTATACGCAAGATTAGATAATCCAGTTGGAGAGCACGACTACCACAATTTGGGTTGCTATAATAAACAGCTTACTAAAAATAAAACACTAGAACTTGAACACAGTTTTTACTTAGGCATACTATTTGCCCTAGACTTTCAATTCTATCCTCGCGCAGATCATGGCGGATTACGAATACACTTAGGCCTATTAGGTTACAATGTTGATTTTCAAATTCGCGATAACAGGCATTGGGACGGTGATATGAATGACTGGCATTAGTATAATGGATAATACAGGGGATTTCTACTCCCTAGATGTGGGTTCGATTCCTGCATGCCGGACCAAATTATTAACTTGAATCTCTAGTTAAAATCAGTTATAATAAATCTTTTCGGAGACTACTATGGCAGGATATTCAAGAGAATTTTTAATTGATGCCTTTGTTAGCCGTTATGAGGTACTTAGTGACGAAGTAGTCGCTAGACAAAGGCAGTTAGCAGAAAAAACATACGATGAAGTTGGTAAAGATAAATTCCGTGTTCTTGCATCTTTAGATGCAGATGCCATTAAGGAATTTAAAGTTGCAACGGGTCGTAAAGGATAATTAGTTATCTAAGATGTGCACCGCGTACCACCTAGCCCCTTGGCAATATTAATTGCGAAGATTTTAATATATAGGGCGCATCGCACATCTTAGATTTATATGGAGACGTGTGCCGAATTGGTTGAAGGCAAGGGACTGTAAATCCCCCACATAAGAAACGCTGTAGGTTCGAGTCCTACCGGCTCCACCATTATCTTTGAAAGTATTACTACTAGTAGTAGTTTCAAAAATAATCGCCCCGGTGACGGAATGGTATACGTACTGGTCTTAGAAACCAGGTTCTGGGAGTTCGAGTCTCCCCTAGGGCACCACTTACCCGTGTATAGCGCAGCCTGATAGCGCATCTCGTTTGGGACGAGAGGGTCGAAGGTTTGAATCCTTCTATACGGACCAATAAAAAAAGGAATTACTATGTTAGTAGATAATATGAAAACCCTTATAGGGTCAACCTTTAGCCTTTACATTAAAGCTGCTAATTTTCATTGGAACATTGAAGGGGAAAATTTTCCTCAATATCATGCTTTCCTAGATAATTATTATAATGATGTTTATGGTACAATTGATCAAGTTGCCGAATATATTCGTGCCCTAGATAGTTATACACCAGCAAGTTTAAAGCGTTTTCAAGAGTTAACTTTTATTCAAGATCAAACTATGCAACAACCCCCTATGGGAATGTTTCAAGAATTGTTCAATGATAATGCAACAATGTTAAAGTTTTTAACTGATACGTTTGATGTAGCTACTGCGGAAAGACAGCAAGGAATTGCTAATTTTATTGCTGAAAGAATTGACGCGCATCAGAAACATCAGTGGATGATTCGCAGTATTTTAAAGAGCGTAGCTTCTCTATAAAAAGCTAAAACGGGCTTATAGTTAAACGGTATA